TTAGCTGGTAACAAAAGAGATATATTATTATGGTTAGCTGAATTATCAGAACAATTTAAGGATATATTCTTTTGGAAGAAATCGCAGGTGCAACCTGCGATGGCAGAAAATGTAGCAAATTCACAAGTAGAAGTGATAGTATTGTTTGGTAAGAATAATAACTCACGAAGTTGGGGAAACAAGAAATTTAGAGGAAATTTTAGTAATCACATAGAAACAAAATCAGCAAGCGGGGAAAATAAAAATGCAAAAATACACAATGCAACATACCCAGTTGAATTACCTCTCACATTTCTAAAACATGGATATGGTATAGGAACTAAAGTCTTAGACTTATTTGCAGGAACAGGAACCACAATGATTGCTTGCGAAAAACTAGGTATGGAATGCAATATGATTGATATAGAACCTGCTTACATAGACGTTATAGTTCAAAGGTATATAGACTATACAGGTATTGAGGAGATTAAGAAAAATGGTAATATAATCACATGGAACAAAACCCCGAAAAAGACGGTGTAATAACGGGTAAAGACCCAATAACGGGTCAATTTCTACCTGGCAACAAACTAGGTGGTAAAAGTGTTGGACAAAGAGACTTCGCCACTGACTTTGATGAAGCCGTAGATGAGATAGCTAAAGATAACGGAATTACAAGAAGTGAAGCTAGAAAGATTTTATTAAAAGTAGCGTACAAAAATGCTAAAGAAGGCAACTATTCATTTTATAAAGACATACACGATAGGATATATGGCACAGCTACACAGAAAGTTAAGGTAGATGCCAATATACACGATGAAGAGAAAGAAGAGTTTACTAAAGAAGAAGTAATAGACTTTAAAAAGTGGAGGAAACAGAGAATATCACAAAGAAAGAAATAGAGTCCTATCAAAGAGTATCTCCGACTTTCTGGTTAGAAACTGAAGAGATTAAAACTGAGACAGGACAACCCTTAGACTTTGAACTACACCGCTATCTATTTGACATATATGAAGATGACTCCCCTTTTCTATGCTGTATCAAAGCGGGGCAAATAGGTTTTTGTTTACACCCAGATACTAAGGTTTTAACGGCTGATTATAAGTGGATTAAGATAAAAGACTTAAAGTTAGGGCAAAAACTTGTTTCAGTTGATGAAAGTGCTAAAGGTCAAAGGCACGGTAGAAAAATGAGGGTTGCTATAGTAGAGGGTAAAAAGGAAGTATTTGAAGAATCCTATCGAATAACTATGGAGGATGGCAGAGTCTTAACAGCTACAGGTAAACATAGATTTCTAAGCCAATTAAGGTCTTCCACTACTTCTATATGGAGGCAAGTGGAAAAGATGAGAGTGGGAGACACTATCCGAAACTTTAGTGAAGTTTGGAATGAATATCCTACTTATGAAGATGGTTGGGTTGCGGGGGCTTTGGATGGAGAGGCTTCATTAAGACATAAAACGGGGGCTGAATTGACCTTTGTACAACAACCAAACAAAGGCATATTGGAGAGGATGCGTCTTTACTTAGAGAAAAATAATTACACGTTTCGTGATGTTATTAGAAAAAAGAGTGGATTTAAGAGCAGTCCTAATCCTATTGGAGAACTTACTCTATCAAGAACAGACGAAATATTTAAGATAATAGGTAAAACTAAGCCGTCAAGATTTGTTAATAGAACCGATTGGTGGGAGGGCAACTGTATACCAGGTAATAGCCCTGAAACCTCTTGGATTAAGATTGTCGATATAGTTAAACTATATGGTAAACAGCCTATGATAGATTTGCAGACTTCCACTAAGACATTCATCGCAGAGGGTTTTGTGTCTCATAACAGTACATTCGCCATATTCAAGACGATGCACATGGTTAAGTTTAAGCATTTAGACGTGGGGTATATTCTTCCTACAGTAGAAATGGTACAGAAGTTTGTAGGCTCTAAAGTTAACCGTATAGCTCAACAAAACTCTTCCATTCAGGAGATGATGAAAGATAAGGACTCTATCACCCAGAAACAAATAGGCGAGAACTATATATTTTATCTAGGTGCTCAAACAGACAGAAGTGCAATCATGTTATCGCTTGATATGCTTGTAGCTGATGAATATGATAAAGCCCCACAAGAGATACTAGAGATATATGATTCACGCTTACAACACTCTAAGTTTGGGTATAAGTATGTATTCTCCAATCCCACAATTCCTGACTTCGGTGTAGATAGATTCTGGGAGATAAGCGATAAGAAAAAGTGGTTTATACAATGTGATAGTTGTTCCGAGAGATATGTACTTGATGAAGAGTGTATAGATTATGAAGCCGAGATATATAGATGTCCTAAATGTAAAGCAGAGATAACAGATGAGAACCGAAGACTAGGTGAGTGGGTTCCGACAGCAAATGGCAAATGGTCAGGCTACTGGATTCCACTATGGCTTAATCCCCTTGTGCCCGCTTCAAAGATAACTGAATACAAACACACTAAAACCAAAGAATACTTTGCTAACTTCGTAGCAGGACTTCCGTATATCAACACGTCCAACATGTTGTCAGAAGCAATACTGGACACAAACCTGATAGACAAGGTAAACACACAAGAGGGTAGGATTATTATAGGGGTAGATACAGGCCATAACATTCACTACACCTTGGCGAATAAAGATGGCATATTCTATTACGGATATTGTGAGAGTGTGGCCGAGAAACAACAGGCAGGCTATGACCCTTATGATGAGTTAGAAAAGGTTTTAATACGTTACCCACGTTCAATCATGGTAGCCGACCAAGGCGGAGATTTGATTGGTATACGCAAGCTACAGGCTAAATACATAGGTAGAGTATTCTTATGTTGGTTTGTTAAAGAGACTAAGAACCTACAGATAATACGTTGGGCTGAGAATGATGAGGAAGGTAAGGTGTTAGTAGATAGGAATCGCATGGTGCAAAGTGTGGTAGATGAGTGGAATGAACGTAGATTTCCTATCTGGGGCAAGAAGGAAGATTGGCTACCCTTTTACAAGCATTGTCTAAACATATACCGAGTCAAAGAGATTTCAGGTCAAGACGAGAACGACCCACAATATGGGTGGCGATGGATTTGGAAAAGGAAAGGCCCAGACCATTGGCTTATGTCCACAGTTTATGCTCGTGTAGGATTAGATAGGTTTGCACAAGACCTAGCCCAGATAGTGAAGAAAACAGGAGGACTTGCAGGTGTACCTCGTGCTTGGAACATTAAAGAAACACCATCAGGCCCTATTAACCCTTATGGAGATTTATACAGAGAAATAGATATATGAAAAAGATAAAACTCTCCAAAGGAAAATATGCTCTAGTAGATGATGAAGATTATCCTTATATTTCAAGGTTTAGTTGGCGTTTGATAGAAGATTCTGCCAATTCTCATTGTGGTACTACAATCCACGGTAAAAAAGACGTAACTATATATATGGAGCAATTTTTAATTAAAGGAGAGTCTTTTAAGGTTATTACCCACAAAAATAGGAACACATTAGACAACCAAAAAGATAACCTGTTATTGGTAGACAGTTTTGTGTCCCGAGGAAGAGCAAGAAAAACTTGTAAGCCAGTCTCATCAATTCATAAAGGTGTCTATTGGAGTGGTTCTAAAAAAAGGTGGATAGGTAGAATAAGTACTCAAGGTAAGGTTTATGAAGCTCCCTATAAGTTAAAAAGCGAAAATGATTTGGCTAAGTGGTACAACAAAAAGGCTCGTGAATTATATGGAGAATACGCCTATCAAAACATATGCAAATAACGATTGAACAAAAAACTCCAGTCTATTTATCGCCTGACGAAGCCTTATTATTCATGGCTTTTCAAAAGAACTACCAGATAATAGCTCACATATTAGGCACAATGGACTCTTTGAAGATAGGTGATTTATCTAATGGTAGATTAGAGATGGACTTTGATAAGACTGGCATGGTTACTCATACTTCGATAACTAAGCATTTCAGATAGGTTATCCACATGTTGACCTTTTCTTTCGATTGACAACTGTGATATGATAGTTCCGTAGATTAATATTAACTCCAACCCAACGTAAGGGCGAGTAGGATTCATTTCCTATTCGCCTATTTTTTTATGGACACAGACCCATTCACAGCTAATATTGCAGGTGTACAAAACCTCATAGAATCTCCTGAAAACAAAGTAGCCTCAACCTTTGACCATGATGAAGGGGCAATTAGTGATGTAATAGACTTACTTGAACTAGATAAGTCAGATGAAGAACTAAAAGAATTAAGGAGAGCTTATGAGAACAAATCCGCACCTTATACAGGAAAGATAGAGCCTCGACAGAAACAAAACAAAGCCTATCTATTTGGTACTAATCGTTCAACAGGAGGAATCTTATCCAAGACTGTACCCTCTAACCTTCTCTTCCAAGCTACCGCAACTTTCGTACCTCAAGCCCTAGCCAAGAACCCAGAGCCAGTAGTTTGGTCAGATAACACAGACGAGGGTAAAGAGGCCTCAAATGATATTAAGACCATGCTTCAGTTTCACGCTGATATTCTTTGTCTTAGAAAGAAACTAGGACTCATGGTGTGGCAGTGGTCAGTAGACTTCATAGGTATTAAGAAGTTCGGCTTTAATAAGAAAACAAACGATATTTCATGTGAAGTAAGAAAGCCTAAGAACTTTATCTTCGACCCAGACGGTTATGTAGATGAGTATGGAGATTTCCAAGGCGAGTATCTAGGTGAAAGAATCAAATCAACCGCCCAAGAGTTAGTAGACCTATTCCCAGATAGTAAGGAGTTAATTACGCAAGATGTCGGTGAGAAGATGGGTACACTCGTTCAACGTACAGAATGGTGGAATGATGAATTTACTTTCACAACATACAAGGAGGAGATATTGGATAAGAGTAAAAACCCTTTCTTTAATTACGATGGGCGTAAGAACCACTTTGCTATTCCAAAGATGCCTTACAACTTCCTATCAGTCTTTTCCCTTCAAGAACAACCTCACGACTTCACTAACCTCATAGAACAAAACCAAGCTAATCAAGACGCAATCATTGATGATGATATTCAGGTATCAAAGAGTTTAAGACACGCTAACAACGATATTGTATTAGACCCTAAGTATTTTGATGCCGAGACAGCAAGAGTAGCGGCAGTGGCCTTAGAGAATGGCGACCCAATCCTAGGCGACCCGTTAGGTATTAAGAGATTAGACGCCCCTGCACTTCCTTCAGGATTACTAGAATCCCAAGATAGAAAGAAAGAAACATTACTTGGAGTGTACGGAGTGAATGGTGTTACAGCTCAATCCGCTAACGAAGATACAACGGCTAGAGGCATGATACTCAACCAGAGTTTTGATAATACAAGAATAGGCGGTGGAGTAGGAGATGCCCTAGAACAAGTAGCGGATAATGATTTTAACTGGTTCGTACAACTATATTATGTGTTCTATGACGAAAAGCATTATGCCTCAATCATGGGACAAGACAGAGCTGTTAAGTATGTAAGTTTGATGATGGCCGACCAAGATAGACACTTTGTTGTGTCGGTGTCACCTGATTCAATGTCACCTAAAGATGAGGTCAGTGAACAGAACCAAGCAATACAATTAGCGGATTCTGGATGGCTCGACCCGATTTCATTATTTAAGAAACTAAACTACGCAGACCCGATGGAGACAGCTAAAGCTGTTACTTTGTTTAGAATAAACCCACAGCAATATATGCAGACTTACTTCCCAGAGGTTCAACAGCAACCACAAGTTCAAGGACAAGGCCAACCACAACAAGGCGGTGCTCAACCTAATCAACCAGAGAGTCCTCCACAAGAACTTAGTCAGGAACCTGCCAACGCCTCATTATCAAGTGTTAAACTTCCACAATGAGAAAATACAGAACAGGCAGAACCAAAGCATTAAGAATGGCAAGGTATGGTAAAGCCAAGAAACAGGAGAAGCAGGTCTACCACAAGAACCACCGAGTCTATAGGGGTAAAGGCCCAAAGGGTTCAGGACACAGAGCAGGAGAGAGTTGGGGCGAAGCCAAACAGATAGACCCAAATTCACCAGTTAGAGTTTATAGCAAGAGAGGACGTAGCCCATCGTTTGACCAAGGGGTAAGAAATTATAAAGTGAGCGCCCACAACAAAGCATTAAGTAACGCCAAGATAGATAAATTCTTTAATAAGATATGACCGATATAACAAAAGCATTTGGAGAATATAACAAGGGAAAGCGACCCAAACAAAAAGCGTTAGATAAGTTTAAGAACTGGCCAAAGAAAGGAAGTAGTAAACAACCAAAGACAGAACAAGAATTAAGAGATTATCAACATAAATATAATAAAGCTTACAACGAATAATATGGAAGATTCAAACAGATTATCAGGGTCAGAGAAAGATAAATTAAGAAAGAAATTTGGACATAACAGGTTGACTGGTTTTGAAAAAGATTTTGGGAGAAATGCCAAGGCAAAAGCCATTACTAAGATGAAAGGAGAAAGTCATTTACAAGAGCAACATAGACTAAGAAAAGAGGCAAAGGGAAAAGGAGGTCATCTTAGTGAATCTGGTTTTATAGTATCTAAGAATGGTAATAAGGTTGAATAAATAATATGAGAGAAGAAAACAGACAAAGGCTAATCAAATATGTT